ATACACTCGCATAACCAAGATTTTCAGCTAACGAGTAATAAAAAAATCGTTCGGGTCGGTCTATAAGTTTTTTGCTAGTTCTTTAACATCTTCGGCCCCGATTTTTGATAGCTTTTGCGCTACTGCGAAAACCCGATCAAGTGCCTTTGCGGATTTTTGGCCTAAAGTGTCAATGTCAGCCATTGAAAATATCTGTTTTGATTCAGCGTCAATTATTGTAAGCGATACTAATTTTGCGCGTACATTTTCGACAGTTGATTGGCCTCCGGTTAAAAACGACATTTCAAATAAATCTCTTTCTTTTCCCGTCATGCCCTTTACCAAAACAGTACCGCCCCATTCAGGCACTTCTACCTCTTCGGTCTTGATATCTTCTGCGCTTAAAATCTGCTCTCTTGTTAAAAACATATTGCTCCTTCTGCCGAATCTGTCGGCTTTGTGATACATCTGTATCACTTTTATATAAAACACGGTGTAAGGGGCGTTTTAAGCCCCTGCTCTTATCCAATAATCGTATGAAACCCATGATATGGTTTCGTCTTGCACTCCATCGATTGCTGCCGCTACTTCTGCGCTTTCAAGCAGCGCAAAATATCTGTCCGGTTCATCGGTTGAGATTGGTCTAACTTCGATTACTACCGGAACGCCAGCGATTAACGCATCTTTGTAAATTGTATCCGCTACGTTAAATTGTGAAAGCGTACCCGATGCCGATTTTAGCCCTGCTATGCGTTTTTTATGTGTTGCACCAAACGGGGTAACGTCTTGCGTCTCACATTGCATACTTTCGCTTGATGTATGAGCATAGGCCGCAACTGTCATTGGCAAATATTTGCCTGTTATTGTGACCGTACCACGCCCAGCGTCAACTATTGCAAAAGTTACTTTTCCGTTAAGGTAATTCATGGTGTAAGACTCTGTTGTTGTGCTGCCACCAACCTTAACCGTTACAGGTGTTGCTAAATCAAGAACCTGTTTTGATGCGTCTGTAATTTGATATGATTGATTGTCAATATTAGTTACTGCGGCGTTTGTTAAGGTTAACGCTGCGCCGCTTATTTTAATTTGGCAGTCTTTCCCTGCTCTTTCGCTCATAATAGACCTCCTTTACGAGATCAACGGTAATGCTACTGGCGCAGCGATACAAGAAAAAGCTGCGGTAAATGTTTGCTTTCCTGCTACATCAGACGAAATTTCGTAAGATTCCACGATCGCATTAACCTGTTCTCCTGCAACACTAGGACCGGACGGATAAACGCCAATCATTACGGTATTGCCTGGAATCAATACAGCCTGCCCGTTTGTATCTCCTGAGTAGTAATTGCCGCTGATTGAAAATGATGTATCTTTTAGTCCTGCCATTCTCTTTTTATAAGTATCACCGAATGCGGTTATTTCAAGAATATCGCAAAGTTTTCCAAAACTAGAGTTGTCAACTCCTGCGATATATGCACCTGTTGGTGAGCCTGCGCCGACCATAGGTGTTGATCCTGCCAATACTTTGACTCTGTTTATAAATCCTGCTTGTTCTGCCATTTTTATTCCTCCGTTATCTTCTGTAGTAACATCTAAAATTAATTGTCCATTCGTGCCGCAACTTGGTTGAGTCCACGCCTAAATCGTTAATGTCGCCTTGCTGTTCAATCATTAGTAATTTTGTGCTTGTCTTGCCGTGCAGCAAGTCTTTTATCGTGTTGCATAGCGTCTCGCCCGTAGCATATGATGTATTCCTGACTTTAATCATAAAAGTCGGTTCTTCAACGTAAGTTCCGCTAAGAGATCGTGCATATCCTCCGGTGTTATAGATTGCCACGGCGTTATCTACGGTATGGTCTGATTTATCTGGCATAGAGCCTAAATAAACATTAGACACGCCCGTCATTAATGCTTTTACATCTGTTAATAAACTCATTTATGGTCTACCGCCTTTCTCACCGCATCGCCTACGCCTTTAATGTATTTTGGTGTATTGTGCTTGAATGGATTTTCTAAGAATTTCGCTTGTCCACCCTTTGGGTGCTTGTATTCCATTTCTTCGTGTTGCCGCATTGCGTAAGGCTCTGTAAATCCAACAGTTCCAACCATGTTTTCAACTTCTGAAAATGCCGAGCCTCTCAAATCTCCTAAATCAACTGGCGCAAGATCTTGTGCTTTGCCTTGCAAGTCTGCCACGATTATTTTGAGTTCGTGTTCTGCGGCTTCTGTGGCTTCTTTCGGCATTGCTTTAAGAAGTTTATTGAGTTGATCAAGCCCTTTTATGTTTACTGTGGCTTTCATGTTAGGTATACCGTATTGTATAGGTTGGAACCGTTAAGCTTAACATTGTCTTCAACTGCTAAAACCAACTGGTTGTCAATTACATCATCTACCAGAACGCTTGACAGCGTAAAAATCTGAGCCGATGATACTACTTGCTTTCCCATCTTATCGGTTATGACCTTAAACCCGTTTTCTTTCCGGCCTTTGATTGTGGTTGTGGTATATGTTGGCTCTCCGTAGTCGTTTAATGCTCCGGCGTGTTTCCATGTAAGAGATTGATTAAAATACTTTTCCATCATGTTAAACACCCCCTAATCATTTTTACACACACGCTAGGAAAGACAACCCATTTGTACCAAGGCGCCTTGTATTCTCTTAACGCTTTAAATACTATAATTGGAATGCCCCATTTTTTTATATGAATAAAAAAACAAAGCGGTTGTTTTAATTGTGATGCTTTTTCAGGGTATATTTTAATATATTTTGGTAGTCTCATGTTATTTTAAACCCACCCCCTCCGCTGAATACCGCAAGCATAGAACGAGCCTCGGAACTAATCACCGGGTTAACCTTTCCGCTGTATGTTTCGGACAATTTACCCAACGAGAACGATTTAACGCCTTGTGCCTGTAATTCTGACCGTTCAGAGGCATCTGACGAGCCTTGTGCCAGTTCTAACGCGATCTCACATTGTGCATATTTGACTGCGTTCGGTACGTCTGTTTGCAGAAACCAATCGTCGTTTATAAATCTTACATCTAACTCGCTAACATTATACATTCCGGTATCGGTATAGATGTATCTCGGAAACTCCATTAGCTGAGTAGTTGTTTCTTTGAATCCAACAAACGGTTGTCGGTCTACGATCCTTGCCGCTTTTCTCAGGCATACTTCTTTATTGGCATCTGTTAACGCTGTCCATGCTGTTAATTTTGTGTCCGTTGATAGGTAGTTAGCGGCTAAATACGTGCTGCAATCCGCTATTGAGATATATGTGTCTGTATTTACTGTTAACGCCATGTCAACCAACCTTTCTGCTACATTTTAGCATATCCTCTTACCTGCGCAGTTCCATTCTTATTCCTCCTTTAACTTGGAGATAAGTTTTTCCCTTTTCATAATTCCGAATCCTTTGATGCCGCGATCTTTTGCCATAGCTTTTAATTCTTCGTCAGAAAAATCATCAAAGAAATTTTCGTTTTTCACAAGTTCTATTTCTTCTGCAACCAAAGTATCGCTTTCGGTTGTTTCATCGGTGTATGGCTCAATTTTAGGCTCTGTGCCATCATGTTTATAGCCTAAGCTAATCAACTTTTCAATAATTTCTGTGTCTTCGGTATCTAGTTCCCCTTTTTCAAACTGGCATAGTGCTTTATCTGCTTGGGGATTCCAAACAATACCCACTCCGTAAAATTTCATTATTTACCTCCTAAAAAGGGGAGATTGCTCTCCCCACAATTATTCTACCATGAAAACAAAAACTTGCTTGCTTCCATCGAATGTGCCGCTTGAAATGTCGACCATTGATTTTTCTTTTGTGCCGCCAGCGTATGAGGTTGGAGCAACTAAAGCCGTGCCAACAACTCCAAGTTTTGGTGTAAGACTTCCTGAAATGTCGTAAGGCAGTCCGAGCCTTGCATCTACTCCAATAACGATTGTATCGTTTCCGCCAGCAATTACCCATCCGGCGCCCGTAATGCTTGTTATGGTCTTGTATGCCTTTGTGGTATAAGCCGCACTGTCCGCAAGCGGTGTTACTGATTCGCTGATAGTATATCCGTCGTAGTCAGTGCCTACAAATGTAAGCGTTCCAAGCGTATCGGTTCCCGTTGCTACTGTTGAATGGGTTACTGATAATCTTCGGCATACATCAGGCTGATGCGCAATCGTATAAGTTCCAACTTTCATGTTTGCGGATTCTACAATGTAATTTGTATCAGCCGCAATCGGTGTGCCGAGTGAAATCAATCTACCGACTTTATCTAAATGATCGTCGGCCCATTTCTTTATTTCGGGGTTTCTGAATCTTTCTGTATTTAGTGACATATCTCTTCTCCTTTATAGTAGGGAGGCCGAAGCCCCCCATTCGTTCCTATAACTTACTATGCCGTAGCTAATCCTGTAACCGTTCCGTGAGCGAACGTTGGCCCGTAATTCAAGCCGATCTGTCCGAAAATCTGTCCGTTTTCTGCTGCGCCTGTCTTTGCAAGATCCTCATAGAAAAGGTTTCCTTTTCCTGGTACTGGCTGGAATACTGGTGAGCAATACGCAACATCAGCAAGCAGCAAAGTAGCGGCTGGCATCATTCTGTGCGGCTGTGCTACTGCAATATTGCCGTAGTCAGTCTCAATCTGTTTTACATTAACACCACCGATGTTTCTGTCCTCAGGTGCATATCCGTAGATGCTGGATAATTTCTGCTTTTGGAATCCACCACAGAAAATTACCATGTTCTTGAACGTTGCTCCGTTGTCGCCCATTGTTCTGAGAATCTGATCCATCAAAGTTTTGGAAAGTGCTGCTCCTGCTGCTGCAACTGTATTAGATGCAAGGGCCGCTGCTGCGATCATTCCTCTAGTCTGATTAGGTGTATCGGAAGTAGTTGAAATTGCATACGTACCCTGCAAGAAGTGCCATTCAACTTTTCTTGCGATTGATTCAAGTGCCTTTGCAATCTGGAAGTCTTTTTCGGACGGTACAGGGTTGTTTGCATTGATCGTATTGATTCCGGACATTCTTCCATAGTTCGACTGCTTCACATAAGAAAGCAGAACCTCTTCTTGGAAAATCTGTACCACGTTCTTGTTCTGATTACGAACGTAGTTGATTGGTGTTACGCCTGCGATTGATTCGTTTTCAGTGATGGT